TGTAATTTTCATGAGCATCCAGTTGATTTAACTGTGCTTGTAGATTGTAGGCCTTTTATGATCTATAAAGGTAATAGATCTCTTTTACCCAACAGGAAGATTATTACATCTAAGTACGCTTGGCCTACAATAGTGGAGCAAAAGTTAGTAGATGAATTTGAGTACGTGTACGTCGTTGAGCAGCTTGAAAGATACAAAAGCGCAGGACACATAGCGACTCAATGGGCGTTAGACAACGGATACGATGAGATACACCTTTGGGGATTCAACTCTATCTTTGAAGACTCACAGGAAACAAAGACTGATTTAATCGTTCCAAGAAGCAGAGCGCAGTTTGACTTGTACGTTCACTGGCGCGAAAGATGGAAAGAGTTTACACAACACAACATTACAGTACACAACACATTAGAGGGTACGCAACTAAAGGATCTATTATGACAGACGTTTTTGACTTTGGCTTTACAGCCATGAATGAAGATGAGTTGGACGCGGTGCAAACCGTTGCCGCTCAAGTTGAAGCAACCGCAGGTGAAGTCGATACGCTTCAAGCAAAGCTAGCGAGTTTACGCAATGCGATTGAGCCATTACTTAAGAACCTTGAGGCAAACCCAGAAAAATCTTACATTCACTGGCCTGATAGGACTACCAAAGTGAAGGCATTTAGGGCCCATCTCGACAAAATAGTCAAGTCCTAAATGGTTTTACCCTCGAGGATCCTACGGGACGCCTGTAGGCCCTCCTGACGGACCAAAAAAACCCTTTAAAATCAACAACTTGCGTTAGGGCCTAAAAAACCCTTTAAAATCAATAACTTAGAACTGTGTCTAAAATGATACAGTTTTAAGTTTTTTTGCATTTAGCCCTGTACAAATGCCCGCTAGTGTGGTACAATATCTACATACAGTGAAAAAAGGAAAGGTAAACATGAAAATTACAAACCGTGAATTAGATATGATGAGTCTACAAGAATTGGCTCAACTCAATCGTCTAGTAGTAGGTATGATTAAGACTAAACAAGCTTCAGACAATCGCACAGCGATTTACAGCTTCAACGCTGGTGACTTGGTGAAGTTCACGTCTAATCGTTCAGGTATGACGATGCGTGGTGAAGTAATGCAGGTTAAACGTACGAAAGTAGTTGTTAAGACGCCTATGGGTAACTACTTAGTTCCTGCATCTATGCTCAGCAAAGGAGTTTAATATGATTAGATTTATGATCGGTCTTATCCTTTGCATGGCAGCCGTAGGCGATAACCCTGAAGCGAGCTTACTTGCAACCACTAGCGTGGCGCTCGTTGGCCTAGCTTTGATGTACTTCGGTACTAAAAAATATGCAGTCTAGCCCTGTACAACGGGTTAAAACTGTGGTATAATACTATTATGACAGCAAAACAAACGAAACCTAGGAATCCCGTAGCAAAAGATCTACGAACCCCAAAGTATCGTATGCGAGTTGTCAAAAGCAAGCGAGTCTATGACCGCAAGCAACAACGCAATGTAGTTAACTTTGAAATGAAACTGGAGATTTAAATTATGGCACGAATTGCAAAACCTTTTACAGCTGAGTTTGTTAAAACTTTTGAAGACAAATTCTTCTCAATGTATCCGTCAGTAAAGACTGATGGCCTATTAACCCGTAAGCAAGTAGTTGCGACTATGCGAGTTCTTGGCACAGACGAGTATCCAATGTGGTTGCTCCAAGAAAAGAATCGTAAAGACCGCGGCGTCTACAAGCTGGCTGAGTACGTTGCACCAGCTCCAAAAGCACCTAAGGTAGTAAAGAACAAAGCTACCAAGGGTACTGCTGGTCCTTCAGCGAACTCAAAGCGCTGGGCTTCAGGTCTAGCACCAATGAAGAAAACTGTTAAGTCAGATCGTGACGTAACCGGTGCTTTTGACGACAGCGTAGAGTACTCAGACGTTCAGTCACTACGCAACGAGTTCGGTCTCGGCGAGTTCCGCAACACTTTGGATTAATTTTTCCTCGGGTAGCAAAGCAAGCCACGACGCTGTCAGGGATTTATCCCGAGCATGACGGATCCTAGGCTACCCTCACTGTCACTGACCAGCCCACTCGAGAGAGTCGGTCCACATAGGTCTCCGTACGGAGTAAGCGGATCTCTTATAGGATTTTGTTATGATACGTGTGGTGTTCGCTTTTGTCTTACTGGCGATCGCTTTTCATTTTGCTATTCAGATCTTTAGGTCTTTTACAGGAAAAGAAAAGTGGGAGTTCATTAAGACTTTTGGTTATGCAATGGGACTATCAGTTGTAGTCATTGCATTTATGATTGGTATTGTTATTCTGTTCTAATGAAAAGGAAATATATGAAGCGCTCTTTTAAAGTACTCACTCTGGTAGCCGCAATGGCTGTCGTTCTTCCAGCGTGTACTCGTATAGAGACCGGTGAAGTAGGTGTGCGAGTTGGTTTCGATAAGCAAGTAAAGCCGGGTGAGTTGCTACCGGGTTCGTTTAATCAAACGATCATTGGTGATGTGCTTACTTTCCCAGTGAAAGACGTTAACGTCGTACTAGAAAACATGACGCCTGTTGCTAAAGACAACAGCACCATGAAAGACGTTGATGCAGTAGTAGTCTATAACATTAACCCACAGCAGGTTAGTGAGTTGTATGCAACCAAGAATCGTGCATTCCATGCCGACTTCAAAGGTGATACATACGTGATGTACAACTACATCGTTCAAAATGCGCGTAACGCGATCTATAAAGCGGCTCGTAGGTATGAGGCTCTAGACATGGCTGATAACCGTGAAAACATGGAGCGAATCATCCAAGAGGAAATCAATAAGAACTTAGCAGAAGAGAAGCTTGATGGTACTATTACTATCTCTCAAGTTTTGATTCGTAACGTAGTGCCAGCCGACTCAGTAGTTGACTCAGCTAACGCTTTGGTTCGAGCAAAGAATGAGTACAAGCAGAAGGAAGTAGAAGTACAGACTGCTAAGAAGGAAGCGGAGCGTATGGCTGCATTGGCTAACAACTCCTCAAGCTCCATCGCATTCATGAACGCTCAAGCGGCTCTCAATATCTCTGAGGGTATTAAGAATGGTAAGGTACAAACAATCGTGGTGCCTAGCAACATGACTGGTTTGATGATTGGAAAATAATGTTTGATAAAGACGTGATCAAAGGAAAGCTCCGTGCGGGAAACTGCACGGTAGTTTTTACAAAGGCTGACGGCACGGAGCGCTCAATGCTTTGTACTCTACAAGAGAACTCTATTCCCGTAGAGCAGCGACCTAAAGGTGAAGTCAAGAAGCAAAGCGATGATGCTCTAGCTGTGTGGGATGTTGAGAAGCAAGCATGGCGTTCTTTCCGCTACGACGCAATCAAGCAGTTTGCATAGTGTACAGCGGGCTTTCGTTGTGGTATAATAGTATTATAATAAAGTAAAGGAACACGCATGGCAACAGTAAAGATCGACGGAAAAACTTTTAGACCTCCAAAGAAGCGTATCACTAATCCATTGATGTTGGATGAGAAGTACACAGGTGAAGAGCCTAGCTTTGTTGGTGTCGAGTTTAAAGACGAATCTGAGCGCAAGGTTGCTCTCATGCGTGCTTTCCATTACTACAACTACTTCAACAACGGTAAGATATTTAAAAAGGACGTAATCAAATATGCTAAAGACGAACTTAAGTTCTCTAAAGACCAGCTTGAACTTCTTAATGTTTCGCCTGACTGGGCTTGTCGCTTACAATCCGGAGCTCTTCTCAGGATGCGCAGCCGTGGGCTTACTCTTCGCGACTCTGAGTTTGAATTCATAAAGAAAAACCTAGTCGACATGGAACGCCTTGGGATTAAGAAGCTCAAGGAAGACGTTGACGACGAAGACAAACAAGCCAAAGCACCAGTCATCTCTGTGCAGGATCGCATTAAGTCTAAGGTTGGTGAAACAATCCTAGAGGATCTTGACTACATGCTTGACGACTGGATCAAAGGTGAATCCCCATCGATCGATGTGTATGAGGCCATGAAAGCTCACCTTTTACCGGCTCAAGCGGCCAAGTTTGTAGTGGATTGGGCTACTCGCCATCGCGATGAACTGCAAGCGAGTATAGATAAACTAGATGAGCAAGTCGTTGAAGGCTATAGTCATCTATCCACGAAGAGGAAAAGGGAGTTCCTCAAGTGGTACGAGGGGATCATTGCAGACGCTCAGCGATTTGGTAGCAATACTAAAACTGTCCGCAAAGCCCGTACCAAGAAACCCGTATCTCTCGAGAAGCAAATCTCAAAGCTTAAGTATTTAAAGGAGTCGCCCGAGAACAAACTAGTTTCTATCAATCCGTCTCAGATCATCGGTGCTACTGAGCTATGGACTTATAACGTTAAGTACAAAGCGCTTACCCGATACATCGCTGAGTCAGGCGTTGGATTTGAAATCAAGGGCACGACCCTAACTAAATACGATCAATCCACATCACAAACGCGCAAGCTGCGTAAGCCTGAACAAACTCTGGCCGAGATTCTTTCATCTGCAAAGACGAAAGGAATCAAAGCGTTCACTGCACTCACTACTAAACCGAGTGTACCGAACGGACGGATGAACGAAGATACGATCATCCTAAAGGCAAGTAAATGAAATTAGCAAAACCATCAACAATTCTTAATGTAGTACTAGGGTTGTTGTTAATCGCTGTGGTGGCAGCGGC